CCGAAGACCGGCGCCGGAAAGAAGGACAACAGCGCCGAGCAGGAAGCCAAGGCGCAGCTCGCCGCGGACCTCGAGGACATCAAGAAGGGCACCGCCGCGCTCACGAATGCCTACGACAACCGCGAGAAGATCCTGTCGGCCCAGCGCTCGGCGAACCTGATCAGCGAGGCCGACTACTTCGAGGAGCGGCGCAAGCTGCAGGTCGAGGGAGATCGCCTCGAGCAGGAAAGCCTGCAGAAAGCCGTCGACCGGCTCCAGCAAGAGCAGGGCAGGCTGACTGGCAAGGACGCGATCGACAACCAGCGCAAACTGAAGGACGCCATCGCCGACCTCGACAAGGCCCGCGCGAACTCCGCGACGAACCTCAAGGTGCTGGACATCCAGGCCACGGACTCGGCCAGCAAGATCGCCAAGGCGTTCGTCGATGCGCGCGAGGCCGCGCAATCGTTCCTCGACGTGACGAACCGGGCGCGTGACCTCGAAGTGACCGGCATGGGGCAGGGGACGAAGAGTCGCGATCTTGCCTCCGCGCTGAACCAGATCGAGCAGACCTACGACCAGAAGCGGCAAGACCTCGAGCGCGACAACCGGAACGGGAAGTTCGCCGGGCGGCAAGCCGACTACGACCGCGAACTGGCGCTGATCCAAGAGTTCCAGAAGAAGTCGATCGACAGCTACAAGGACTACTACGCGCAGATCGAACTGCGCCAGAAGTCTTTCACGCTGGGCGCGGCTGAGGGTGCCCGCAACTACTTCGACGAGTCGCAGAACGTGTTCAAGCAGACCGAGGAGGCCGTCACCAAGGCCTTCGGCGGGATGGAAGACGCGCTGGTCAACTTCGTGAAGACCGGCAAGTTGGACTTCAAGAGCCTAGTGGACTCGATCATCGGCGACCTGGCGCGCATCGTCATTCGTCAGCAGATCACTGGTCCACTCGCTGGACTGTTGAGCAGCGCGCTTGGCGGCGGATCTTCCGGTGGTGGGGGAGATGTTCTGGGAGCGTTCATCTCGGGATTGGGTCTGGACAAACGCGCGAGCGGCGGCCCCGTTGGCAGCGGGACGACCTACCTTGTGGGCGAGCGCGGCCCCGAGCTCTTCACCCCCAATACCGCCGGCAAGATCATCCCGAACCACGCGCTTGGTGAGCCTGCCCCTAGAAACACCACCGTCTACAACTTCACGGTCGGCGATGTGGCGAGCGTCAGCATGGTGAAGCAGGCCATTGCCGCTTCGCAGGCGCAGACCGCAGCGAGGATCGGCCGCAGCCAGAGATTCGCGGGGAGCCTGTCGCAATGAGCCTGATTGCACTCCCGGCCGGCTTCTGCCCGAACTCGTTCAGCATGCGCCTGCAGACGAACCAGCGCGCATTCGCATCGCCATTCGGTGGCAGTGAGCAGGTCATCGACATGGGGAACGACCGGTGGCTGGTCTCTCTGAGCCTGCCGAACCGGAAGTTTGCGGACGCTGCGAGGGTCGAGGCATTCATCGCATCGCTTCGCGGCATGACGAACACAGTGGCGCTGTACCACTGGATCCGAAAGGTGCCTCGCGGAACGATGCGCGGCAGTCCAGTCGTCGCGGTAGGAGCGCCCTTGTTCGTCGGCGACCAGAACATCCAGGTCACGACAACTGCTGGTGCGACGCTGCTTGCCGGTGACATGGTCGGCGTGGGTGGCCAGCTATTCCAGGTGGCGAAAGACGTAGTCGCCAATGGCTCTGGAGCAATGGACATCGACGTGGTCAACCGTTCAAGAGTAGCGGCAGCCAGTGGCTCGCAGGTTGTCTGGGACAAGCCGACGGCGCTTTTTCGTCAGTCCTCGCAATCTGCTGTGCAGTACATCCCGGGGTACGCGACCGAAGTGTCAATTGATTTCGTGGAGGCGGTCTCGTGAGAATCATCGCGGGACCGGCGCTGGCAGCGATGAGTGCTGAGCAGTTGGCCATTGCGCAGCTGGTTTACATGGGGTTCCCAGGTCTGCCCATCGCGCTCAACAACTGGAATTTGCCGCTTGTTTATGGCGGGGTGACCTACATGGGCGCGGCGGGGCTCGGCTCGATCAGCCCCATCGAAGACTCCCCTGGGGAGATCAAGGGGCTGCAGTTCGAGATGTCGGGCGTTCCGATAGAGAACCTTGCTCTCGCCCTTGCAGATTCCACCATCGTTCAGGGCACCCCGATTTCGATTCGCCTCGCCATCGTCTCTGGCGCCCAGGTGCTCGATGCACCGCTCGATTGGACCGGACTTATCGACACGATGAGCATTCAGGAAGACGGGAATACGTGCTCCATTGCGGTGACGGCAGAGAGCACGGCTGTTGATCTTCTGCGCGGGACCTCGCTGACCACCAGCGATGCTGACCAGCGGTTTCTGTACCCCGGAGACCGCTCCTTCGAATACATCGTGTCGCAAGCGAACGTCCCCATCGTCTGGCCGACCAAGCAGTACTACATCGACAGCCGCTGATGAAACTACCCGACTGGCAAAAGCGCTTTTCCGAGTTCGGCAAGGCGCGCGCAAGCATGCCCTTTGCATGGGGATCGAACGACTGCTGCACCTTCGCTGCGGCTGGCGTTGAGGCCGTCACTGGCATCAACCCAATGGCGGCGGTGGAGCCCTATGACAGTGAGTTCGGGGCCATGCGACGAGTTGCCGAGGCCGGAGGGCTTCAAGAACTTGCCACCGAATACCTGGGGCGTCCTGTCTCTGCGCTGCTGGCGAGCGTCGGCGACGTGGTGCTGGTGCTCAACGAGGGCCGTGAGATGCTGGGCATCTGCAATGGCGTGAACGTCATGGCGCCCGGTGGAACTGGGATGGTGGCCCTCGGCATGGAATCCGCGCTTGCGGCCTGGAAAATCTAATGCCACAAGCAATCGCCGCCGGCATCGTCTCTGCAGTTGGGGCGACAGGTGCTGTCGCCACGGCTATCACGCTCGCAACCTACGCGGTCTCCATCGTTGGCAGCCTGGCTCTTTCCAGCGCACAGAAGCGCAAGGCTGAAAGGGTGGCAAGGGCGCAGTTCGATGCGGCCCAGGTTGACCGCCTGACCAACGTGCCGGGCACCGTGGTTCAGCGCGAACTGGTGTTGGGCCGGGTGCGCAAGGGTGGCCACGTCTTCTTCAAGACCAGCGTCGGACAGTACAAAGAGCTGTTCATCATGTGCATCGCGGTGGCCGAGCACGAGATCGACGGCATCGAGCAGGTCTATTTGAACGATCAGCCGGTGGACATCAACAGCGGCGGTCAGGTGACGACCGCTCCATATGGTAGATCCGCCACGATCAGCACCAGCAAGCAGTCGGCGTCGACAACCATCGTTCTGGACTTCGACCCGCTGCCCGGGTCGATCTCCGCCTACGAAGGCCCCACCCCTTTCCAGATCGGCCATGAAGTGGGCTTCACTGTCAGCGGCCGGACGGTGACCATCGTTGATCCACTGCCCGGCTGGTACTTCACGGTGAACTACCAGTACGCAGGCTTCAACTCGTTCGTCAACATCCGCTGGCACCTCGGCGCCCCTGGGCAGCAGGCAGATCCTGCGCTCGTGGCAATGCTGCCGGGAGTGTGGACGCCGGACCATCGTGTGTCTGGGGTTGCCTACCTGGTCTGCCAGTTCGCTTACAACGATACCGCGCTGCCGTCCGGCATTCCGACGGTGACGGTTCAGATCCGGGGCGCAAAGGTGCTCGATACCCGCACGGGCCTGACAGAGTTCTCGGAAAATCCAGCCCTCCTGATGCGGCATGTGCTGCAGCACCCCCAGTTCGGGAAGCGCACGGGATTCACGCCAGCAGAGGACACGCGCATCATCGCCGCGGCCAACGCCTGCGACGACACGATCGACTACATCCCTGGCACCGTGGTTCGGCTGTACCGCGCCGCCTCGGTGTTTCCGTTCGGCACGGCCACGCGCGACGTGCTCGACGACTTGGCGCAGGCCATGGGCGGGGAGTGGGCCTACGCTGCTGGCGAGTTCTTCGTGCGTGCTGGGGTGTACCAGCTGCCGGTTATGAACCTGACCGATCGAGACCTGGCCGTCGTGCAGCGTAGCAATGACGGCTCAGAGAGTCAGAGCGGAATCACGATCAGCCCGCACCAGCCGCGCAACGAGAAATTCAACACGGTGGCGATCAGGATCTGGGATCAGGCCGCCAATTACGTCGAAACTCCGATCACGCCATTCCGAGCCGATGCTCTTGTGGCGGCCGACGGCGCGGAGCTCTCGCAAGAAGTCACCATGCCGGCCGTGTTCTACGCTGGTCAGGCATATCACATCGCCGGCATCATGCTGCGCGACAGCCGAGATCCGCTGACGGTGTCGCTGCCTTTCAAGATGTCGGCCTACCCTCTCGAGCTTTTCGACGGCGTGACGCTGACGATGGCTCGATACGGCTGGACGAACAAAGAGTTCCGGGTGATGGCCCGCACGTTCTCGCCTGAGGGGCTGGTGCAGCTGACGCTCAAGGAGACGACCGCCGCGATCTTCACCTGGGGCGCTGGGTTCCTGCCCGGCGGCTATGCCCCCAACACCGGTCTCCCAAAGCCGTGGGACATCAGCCCGCCTACGTTGCTGTCGATCAGCAGCGGCGAGGGCGAGCTTGTCATCCAGAGCGACGGGACGATCGTCAATGGCGTGCGCGTGACCTGGGCGCCGATCGCCGATCAATCGATCGTGCAGGGCGGCCAGGTCGAGCTGCAATACCGTGTTCTGCCCGACGGCGGGTGGATCAGCGTCCTAGCGCCAGGAGAAGCCACAGAACTGAAGTTCACCGGCGTGGAAGACCTCGCGCTGATTCTGGTTCGACTTCGCACACGCAACAGCCTGGCGGTCAGCGACTGGGGCACGCAGGTGATGCACCAGGTCATCGGCAAGACAGAGCCACCGCCGAACATCATCAACCTCACCGTTTCGGGCGCGATACTGGCTTGGGAGATGCCATACATCCCCCGTGATCTGGCAGGCTATGTCTTCAGATTCCAGTACGGCAACAACACCGACTGGAACAGTGCGGCCCTGCTGCACAACGGCCTGATCACCGAGAGCCCATACGACCTGGTTACTCGCCCGGGCGGCGTGGTCACCATCATGGGCAAGGCGCAGGACACCAGCGGGAACCAGTCCGCGGCCACCGCGAACATCGTGATGAACCTGGGCGACCCGCCGATCGCCAACATCATCGAGCAGTGGGACTTCGATGCCCTGGGGTGGCCGGCGCAGCCGGGCGAGCAAAGTGGCTGGACGCTGGTGGGTGGGAAGCCTTCCGCCGACGCGCTCGACTCGCTATACGGCACGGACGACCAGAGCTTCTACGGCGCCGACCTGGACCCGTTCTATGGGCAGATGGTCTACGTGACCACGGAAATTCCGATCTCCTCTGCGCTTGCCGGCTCGATCATGACGCTGGCCACTCAGACGCAGGGCACGGACTTGCACATCGACTTCCGTCTGTCTGGTCCCGGTTCACTCTATGGCGCTGACAACGATCCGATGTATGGGCCAGATGCCGAGCCGTTCTACGACGGTCCCGGTGCATGGCAGCCGTGGCCGGGCCAGCTCATTGCCGCGAACGAGGTGTACCAGTTCCGCGTGACCATCGGCGCCGGCGTCGACCGCGGCATCCTGGAAGAGATGGTTCTGACGATCGATGCACCCGACATCGAAGAGAACATCGAAGACCTGGTCATCTCAGCAGCTGGGACGGTGATTCCCTACGGCGAGCCTTTCTCGGTCATCAAGAACATCCAGGCCACATTGCAAGTCAACGGCAGCGGGGCGGAGACCCTGCGCATCGACAAGACGAACCCGATGGCACCGGTGATCCGCGCCTACAACGCCGCCGGCACCGCGGTCTCGGGCGCCACCGCAGACATCACCCTCAAGGGCTACTAGTCCTCATCGCTTCGACCTTCGGGCCGCCTTCGGGCGGCCTTTTTCATTTCCGAAAGGCTCTCTATGTCCGCACCTCCTGCAAGAACCGGCTTGGCCGACACCTACCCGAACCCGTCGAATGCCACGTTCCGCACGGCCATTGGCGCTCTATGGGACTACGTCACCGGCTTGCTGGGCGCTACAGGCAATGCAGCGGAGGCACGCGTCGCTCTTGGCATCGGACCGGTGATCAGCTTCCGCAACCGCGTGCGCAATCCCAATTTCGTCGTCAACCAGCGCGCGAAGGCTGGCTCGGTGGTGCTGGCGGCCGGTGTCTACGGTCACGACGGCTGGAAGGCTGGTGCATCCGGCTGCAGCTACACCTTTGCCGCGTCTGGCCCTGACATTGTCATGACCATCACCGCTGGCTCGCTGGTGCAGCCGATCGAGGGCAACCTCCTCGAAGGCGGCGACTACGTCATGTCGTGGTTCGGCACCTCCCAAGGAAAGATCGGCGCCGGCGCTGCAGCCGCCTCGGGCGTGACCGCCACCGGCGTCACAGCGAACACGAACCTGTCGATCGAGTTCGGCATCGGCACCCTGTCCCGAGTCCAGTTTGAGCCTGGCCTCGTGCCAACGCCTTATGAGCGCCGACCGCTTTCTTTCGAAGAGTTGCTGAACCGCCGGTACTTCCAGTTGATCTACACGGGCGCCAGATTCCTCGCAACCTCAGCAGGACAGGCTACGTCGGTGCAGATCAGCCTGCCAGTGCTGATGCGCGCAACTCCTACGGTTGCCACGCTGACCGCCGGCTCTTCATTCAACGCGGCCAGCTATGTCTACTCAGC